ATCTGATAATCTCTTGGTTCGATCTCATTACCACCCGAAGTGATTGTGTAACTCTTTGGATCGAATGTAACATCATCAACGTTACTTTCAAAGGGTAGAGAGTTCTCATCGATTTCAATCTCATACCCTCTACTATCACAAAACCTTTGGAGACTATGATAGAGACCTGCGGGGAAGGTCTTACTCATGTTATTGAACAGATAGATTTTACCATCCCAAACACCATGTTTGTACTTGGGCATAAATTGATAGCCTGGTACAAAAAAACTGAAAGAATCCCGAAGTTCTTCTTCGACGGATCTTTCAGCTTTGATTGCGATATTAGTATGGTCAATTTTACATATACGAACAAGATCCATATATGTATTTAGTCATCATGTCCCAGCGGTGAATTTTCGGAATTCGATGATGTTCTTAATGGTCTGATGTCTCCAACGTAAAGTGGAGATGATCTCTTCGATTGCTTCAGCAACCACCTTTGCATACTCTACCTTCAACTTGGATTTCATCACGTCTTGGTCAGCATCGATGTAATCCTTCATTTCAGACTTCATGGGTTTGGATGCACCATTGAATGGATCGTAGTCCCATCCAAGTTCATCCATTTCGTCTCTGTCCATCTTCCCTGTGTAATAACGCCACTTGGTCTGTTTCAACTCTTCGTGTTTGAGTTCTCTCTTCTTCAGATCCATTCGAGCAACGTTGTACAACTCAAGGTATTTGGAGTGTAGTACCGCACCTTCAATAGAGGTTGCGTCCAGAGCGGAGTGATCGATGACGGAGTCCTTTCTCCACATCTCATGTAACTGTTCAATGTTAATCATACTCTATATTCTATCAGAATAATCCCCAAATGTAAACCCACAGTTTACCTTTAAGTTCTTAAACAAACTTAAATTGAGAGTAGGAGAACTCAACGTCACAGGTCAGATATTCAATATCTGTTGTTCGAGTATCAAACGCCAGTTCCGACAAGTTTGTTGGAAAGGCATTCATGAACTGTACCTGTTTGTTCGTATTGTTCTTATTGGAAAGGATACTCAATGTCATATCCTTCTCTTCAACTTCTTCATGGGCGATGCGATACAACCAGTTATACACTTCAAGATAGTTGGTCATTTCTTCATCGACAATGAATGAAAGACTGAATGGTGTATAACTCAAGTAATCGCCCGGAACAGGCGTATTAAGATTTCGGAATCCGGTATCGACCGGCGATGTTGAAACCGATGGTAATGAAACCGAAACACAAAAGTATTGAAGATTGCGAAATTCAGTAGAATCGATTGTGAGCCTAAACCCAACGGGTGTAAGCATATTCACTTTAGTAAGATCTGGTGTACAAACTGCCATACATCTATTTATACAAAAAAAGAGACCCCGAAGGGTCTCTCTTTTATTTTGTTGTTACTTACCTATTAGGAAGCAGCCGAATCCACAGACAGATTACTTACTGTGAATGTACGGAAGTATTGGTTAGCGTCAGCTCCACCGAATTGACTTTCGATTGAGGTGGAAGGATTGACTCCGAATGTAGCGTCCACGAATGGGTTGGCTCTCATTCCGTAACGAGTTTTGAACCCGATACGAGGTTGGAAGTCATCTTCACCAACTGCTCTCATCATTGTGAGAGGAACGTATGGACAGTAGAACACACCAGCATCATATGGGTTGGTTCCACGATATCCGACAGTTGCGTAGTCAGCAGAGGCGTATGGGTCAACATAGACCTTCATGCGACCATTCAGAGTTCCTGCGAACAGGTTTCCTGTAGCGTCAACTTCCATATCGGCTTGGAGGGCAGGAGTGTAATCCAACATTCCGGCAGCTGCGATAGCAGAAGCAACGTTAGAAGAAACGATGACCCAGTTACCTTTTCCACGACGAGTTTCGAGGGCGATCTGGTTAGCGTCTTTTTCCAGTTGGAAGATCAGACCTTTGTACTTCTCAACGCTCCAACGTCCATCGGAGTTTGTGGAGAGGTCAAATGCTCCTGTTCCAGTTCCGAAAGAACTTTGGTAACCACCATTTTTAGCGGCAGTATTAACACCATTGATGATCTCTCTGTTGATTTCTGCGAGGATTTCAGTTGAGAGGATGTTTGCCAGTTCGGATTCGGCATCCAGACCATGAACTTTCTTCAAGTCTTGTGCCATTTCCATTGTGTAAGTAGCACGCAATGCACGGGTTCTCGCTTCGACCGAAGTCTTAACGATTTCGAATCCCATTTCACCGAATCCACTGTCACCAGCAGTTTGACGACCACCGGACAGAGCTTCGGCATCAGAAGTTTCGAGTCCGTATGTGTCTGTTCCGTTAGTAGCGAATGCAGTGTCTGGCTCATCGAACAGAGCTTCTTCATCGGATACACCAACGCCAGGAGCTTTGTACAGGGACTTCATTGCGAAGATCAGACCAGTAGGACCAGTCATTGGTTGAACACCAGCAATATCATAAGCGATGATATTAGGCATTGCACGACGAACCAAGGAGATCAACACGGGATCGAAGTTCTGAACGTTTGCAGTAGTGGTGCTGTCTTCAGCGATGAATCCAGCAGAGGCGGCACGTTCTTCGATTTGTGCTTGTTCTTGGTTTTCAAGCAGGCGAGCAACAACTGCCTTCTTGTATCTATCTTTGATAGGAGCGCAATCAGCGTGTTCGAGGACTGCTTCCCATTTCTTTTCGAGGTTTTCTGTGTTAAACATTTTTGTTTTCCTTTGAGGTTTAATTGTTATTTGGAGTGTTTCGAAATTGCTTCAACATATTTTCCCATAACAGAGTTCAATTTAGTATCTTCTTCCTCTTCAACCACAGTTGTGCGGATTTCGGAGGTGGAAGACTCACTTAATGTTTCGTTGGTGTCTTCTTCACTTTTCCCATCATCTGACTTAAAGAACGATTCCTTGATAATACGAATCTTGTTCTTAAAGTTTTCTTCATCAACAAATTCTAAATTTTCAGAGAGTTTGAAAAATCTCTCGGCTTGTGTGTCATACAGATCTTCGGTGAATTCTTTGAGGATCTTTTCTTTCTTGAGTTCCTCCAGTTGTTCACTGATGACTGCCATTTCTGCACTCTGTTCTTCGAATCTCTCTTCGAGTTCAGATGCTTTCTCGACCATTTCTGCATACACATCTTTCTTACCTTCGGGCATTTCGATGTAGTGTGCTTCGAAGACGTTCTTCAGAGATTCAATGAACGATTCAGAAATTTCTGTACGCACATTGGATTCCAACGCTTCGTTGTTCTCCTGCATCCATGATTCGACCACATAGGAGAGATACTGATCAATCTTGTCCGAGATGCTCTCGAATTTAGATTGGATCTCTTCTTGGATCTTCTCTTGATAGGATGTCTTAAATTCTTCGACCTTTTCAGATACAGTCGCTTCGAAGATAACAGACGCTTTGGTCTTGAAGTCTTCGGAGAGAGTAGAATCTTCAGAGATGAGTTCGTCGATAGAAGCGGGAACTTCAATGTTTTCTTCAACCGCATTTGTGACTGCCTTGGCAGATGCAACGATTGGGTCATTGATCAGAGTGGAGACTTCAACCAATTCTTCATCAGTCATTTCGGAAAGACGATCTTGGAGTTTCTCGAAGACGTTCTCTTCATAGGACTCTTGAACGATTTTGGTGTGTTGACTTCTCACAGCGGCAGAAATATCAGCGAAAGCGTTCATTTCTCTGTCATCCAATTTGCTCTTGATGTATTTTGCGATTTTATTCATCTGTTTTTTACGCTCAGCATTTTGTTTCTTTGCCTTTTCAGAATAACCAGGCATATACTTGGGAAGATCGGCATACATTTTTTCGAGTTTGGTATCACCTTCAAATTTGGCGGCGACTGAATTGATCTCGTCTTCGTATCTCTTTTTAGCTTTTTGCAATTCCTTTCTCTCTTTTGCTTCAGCTGCTTTGTATCCAATCTCACCCATCTTGCGTAGGGCAGCTTCGCCGCCTTTCTTCATCGCCTTAATTGCAGCCAAAGTTGCAACAACACCAACAGTTGCGAGAGCAGCTGTTGCCATTACGGACTCTTCCATTTCTTCCTCTTCGTCCTCTTCCTCTTTCATTTTCTTCTTGGCAGATTCTTCAATCTCTTTGTCTTCCTCTTCGTCCTTCTTCATTTTCTTGCTTTCGGCAACTTCTTTGTCTGCTTTAACGTCTTTGGTAACACCAGCGCCATCGATGAATTCGTCATCATCCATCTCTTCTTCTTTTTTCATTTTCTTGCTTTCGGCAACTTCTTTGTCTGCTTTAACGTCTTTGGTAACACCAGCGCCATCGATGAATTCGTCATCATCCATCTCTTCTTCCTTCATTTTTTTCTTTTTGGCGGACTCCGAAACCTCTTCTTCCTCTTCTTCGTCGTCCATATAACCATCATCCTGT